GTATAGCACATGCGATTGTTTGTGTTGTGCTGGACAGTCTGCTATAGAATTTTCTGTGTAATCAACAGTAAACATATACTTACCCAGATGAAACTCTCCTGCAATTTTGCAATACCAAGGACTAGAACTAACACGATCTAAAACCACAACGCTATGATGATGACTTAGACAGTCCCATGGTTGAGCTAAATGATCTGGTAAGGGTTGCGGCCATTCTTGTAGGGGTTCATCTGCAATAAGAGCCTCTATCGGCATGCGGGCCCACATAGCTCCGCCATGTATATTGTTTTCTAAATCTTCACAACCGGTAAAAACCACTTGAAATGACAACGACCTATCTGGAATAGTATTCACGGCAAAAGCTAAAGCATGTAAATACTCACCATGATAGTTTTGATGATTCGCAGTAAATTCTTTTCTTACCCAGCACTTAAACTGCGGTATGTTTGATATTAAATACGCCACTTTATTTAATAAAAAATTTTACTTCATGCCGCCAGCTGGTGGAGTTTTTTTAGGTCTTAATAAGTTAGCTTGACCTTTTGCTCTAGTGCCGACACCTTTTAACGCTGCCGCTACTGATTTAGGCATATTGCTTATGCCTGGATTAGCTTTCATTTCACTCTGCAAAGCTGCGCCACCTTTTGACATATATTTAGGATTTCCACCTTTTGCCATGTATTTAGGATTGCCACCTTTTGCCATGTATTTTGGTTTTTTCATAATTTAGCTCCTGCCGTATAAACCCATATTAGGTTTTGATTTTATCATACCACCTTTTGCAGCGAAAGTTTTAACGTTGGTTGGTTTACCGCCAACTCCTTGTTTTTTAGATCGTTTTCTTCTTACCGCTGATTTAATTTGTTTTTTGCTCATTCTTGCCGCTTTTGCAGCTGGAACGCATTTTGGATATTTTCTTTTAGCATCTGCTTTTTGTTTGGATCTGCCACATTTTTTAAAGCCACCACCTTTTTTTGGTGCTCCGATGTCTACCCAGTCTTGCTTAAACCACTCAGTAAGTCCGCCGCTACTTTTTGCCATGAGCTTTCCTAATTTGTTCTTTACCTTTTTTAAATATATTAGCTATGCTTGTTTTTCCCATTACTTTAGCTCTTTGCTCGCCGACAGTTAATATTTGTATTTTTCTAGCAAAAGGTTTTGAGATTCTTTTTACTTTATTTACTGTAGCAGTAGCATCTTTCATGGTTTTAAACTTGATACTAACTGTATCTTTTGGGTTTTCATCCGTGTAAAGCCTTCTGCCGGATCCTTTAGGTTTTTTACCTGTACCTACCCTTGGATCTTTTTTCTTTTTCATTAGGCGCTCGGCACTCTTGTTTTCTTACGTTTGCTTTGCATCATGGCTCCACAACCTCTGCCTTGGACCATTTTTACAGCACCACCAGCTTGCATGAAACCCATTTTGTTTCTTACTTTTTTAGGTAATTTTGGTAAGCCTTTGTTGTCAGCCGGGATTGGTTTTAAGCTCATTTCACCGCCAGCTGCTTTTTTCTTAGCACCTTTGTATTTACCACCCATTTTTTTGTATTCTGAAACCATATAAGCATTTGCATAAGCCGATGGATATACGTCAAACTTTGCCTTTGCTTTAGCTTTAGCTCTTGCATAAATAGATGGATTAGCTACGTTTGCTGGTGTTTTGGATTTAGCACCACCACCTTTTTTCATTTTAATAGACTCAAGCGTTTTAGCTTGACTTGCATGGGTTTTACTAGCCTTTTTCAAACCCTTAATAACTTTATTTAATTTCTTTTTTGCCATATTACCATTTCACCTTGTCGGCCCAATATGCTGCCGACATTTTTCCTTTTTTAATATTTTTAGCGTGTCTAGCTTTAAATGATTTTCTTTTCATTTTTGTTTTGCGGGACTCGCCTGCCTTTGGTTTGCCAGCTGTTTTAGCTCCTTGCTGTCCAAACCTAATCGTTTTTATTTTGTCACCTTGTTTAGCAACTACAACATGCGACTTGGTCGGATGATTTGGAGTTCTTTTTGGTTTATTAAAACCGCTAACTCCAGCTCTTGCTAATCTCGGATCTTTTTTTCTCTTCACTGCCATATTAAAAAAAGGCGGCCGTAAGACCGCCCTATTATTTATGAGTAGTTCTTAGTTAAAACCAAGATAATCGAATAAGCATCGCCGTTACTGTGTGCAACAGTAGTGAAGTCTATATCACCCGTCACCCCGGATCCTGCATTGTTTGGAATACCAGTAAATAAATCATAGTATTCGTCACCTGTGCTATCCGCAGGTAATGGTATCGCTAATACATTGGTACTAGCGTCAAACTCTATGTCAACGCCCATGCCTCTACAGGCCCAATATATTCTTGATATAGATACAGAACTGCAAGATCTTCCTCTGCTGTCTTTGCTTAAAGCAGAAACATCAACTTTTTTTACGGAAGCCTCGCCGGTGCCATCGCTTTCGTTGGTGAATTTCAGTATTGCTGTTTTTTCACCATCCTGGATAGTCTGACTTGTTACTGTATCAGCCATTATCTACTCCTTACAGCTCAGTTACAGCTGTACGTTCTTTATGTGCACCAATGTAATCTACGCTCAAGGTTTTTGCAGCAGCAGCGCCATTTTGAATACCGAAAGAAACTGTCAGTTCTTCGTTATCTGGAGCATTTGTGCTAACCACTGTGCCAGCTAATACATTGTTTTGATACACATGAAACTTTTGATCTTTAGGATCATAAACAAAACCTAAAGTCATAAAAGTATCATCTGCCAATGAGTTAGGCAAAGTCAATGTAGATTGTGTGCTATCTTTTTCAACGATAAAGCTAATAGTTGCAGCTCCATCTGATTTTAAAAAGAAGATACCATCTGTTACATCTAATGGTGTAGTATCAGTAAGCTGTAAACCAGCAACAATATCAGATTGTGTTGCATCGTTAGTTTTAAATCTAACGTGAAACGCTAACTGTTTGCCACTTTCATATTTAAAGCCTTCTTTAACCAACTGAAAAAAGTCGTGGTCGTTATCGCCAGCAGCATTTGTTACTAACAAAATACCGCCATCGCCATCGGTCAAAGCCTCTGTCGCGGATCCTGTGCCATCCTCAGTTGTTGTGATTGTCCAATCGGACGCTAAATAAGTATCAAAATCATTAAAGTATGAATGATACTTGTGTGGTGCGGGAGCTTTTAATTTACCTAATGTTCCGTCGGAAGAAACATTGGTAACACCCGAAGTAAAATGCGTAGTCATAATCAGCCTCCTATAAATTAGCCATTGCGGACACCATGCCCGCAACAATTAGTTCTACATCTTAGATAATACTACTGAGCGAGTATCTCTGCAACAGGAGGTTGCTTATATGATTTTAGTTGATCTATGGTATCGTCTGCGGTTCTATGCAAGACACCGATACCACCAGCCTGTGTCCAGGCTTTAATATTTGATTTTCTGTCATCTATTAGAACATGACTAGGCCTTGCAAAAGCAGCTTTATCTTCGCCCTTTATAGTTGCTGTGATAATTACTTTTGGATCTACATGTTTTCTTATCCAATAGATTTTGTCGTTAGTCACTACTGTTCTGTTTAAAGAACCAGAAGCCGTAAGTATTTCCCAATCAATGCCAGACTCTTTGATATAGTTAATGAGTTTAAGCATGCCTGGCATAATTGGTAGATTTCTAAATAAACCTCTGTTACTGAGCTCTATCTTTCTTGAGTCATAGGTTTGCTCGCTGACCAAGGGACCATTTAAGTATTTAGGTCCCTCCACTCCTCTCACAAAATCAGCGAGCACTCCGTCCATATCAACAAATATTTTGTTTATTTTTGTCATGCTATACCATTTTTTACTAAACATTTGTTGTACACATGATTAGCATAACTGTTTAGTTTTAATTTAATCTGTTCTTGCTCGGCGTCTTTTTTTGCCTTTTCTTCGGGATCCATCATGGTTACGTTTCTAATCTCAACTTTTACAAACTTGTTCACATGTAGAATTGTTTTAGCCTCGCAGATCTTAGCTCTTTGAGCATCGGTCAACTTAGTAACGTCAACATTTTCTTGGAAATGAGCAAGACTTTCTTTGGTGGCCCACTGAGGATCTAATCCAATGGTCTTAATATGTCCATCTTCATTTTCATAAAGAACCATGATACCGCTGTAAGTGCTTTTCTTAACAGCGCACCACTTGTCAGTTTTTGGATTCAAAGTCTGGTAACAAAGTCTGTCACCTCTTTTAGTTGTTTCAATCCAATACTTTCTCTTGGTTCTAAGTTTATATCCCCAAGGGTAATCATCAACCACAACAGAATTATCTGCTGAGTCTTTATTGTAAATAATATTCTTTATCATTACGCCACCTCCTTTTCGTTGTAAATAAAGCCGTTAATATCAAAGTTGTCAATAACAACAGTTTGACCATGTGTTTTGTAAAGAGTGCCCTCGTCCATTGGGCCAAGTGGAACCAAAAACCAGTATTTGTTTTTGTTGCCGTCAAAAATAACGTCACCACTAGAAGTAGATCTCAAACCCATAGGCTCGCCAGTTCTCTTGCTAATTACAAGATCTGTAGTAACCTTAATTCTTGGATCATAGTCGCCATTAACAATCTTATCGCCGTCAAACTCAAACTCTGGACCTCTTGACCAAGAGCCGTCAATGTTGTTGGTTAATTCAAAAGCCTCATTTATCGTATCGACATCAACCTCCGCTACTTTTGTGTAACCTTTGGTGTTATCACTAAACTCGTTCGCATGAAATACTGTTATCATTACGCTACTCCTTTTTCTGTAGGCCACATGCTTTGATTGATTAGCATATCAATCTCGGCATTGTCTAAACCTTGTTCATTATTCCAAGCATCAATTGTTGCTTGATCCCAGTTCACATACTCACCAGTTTTAAAATTAGCGAGCGGAACATACCCTCTCATATAATCAACCACTCCGACAGTGCCCTCTAAGCCATACTTAGTGCCGTCGAATATAGCGACTCTTTTACCTTCTGCTTTTTTGGTAGCAGCAAAACCATCTAGATTATTAATATCCATTTTTTTCTCCTTTTGGTTTTTAATTAAATATCTCACATAGTTAATATACTAAATATTGCAACTTTGTGCAACTATTTATACATATTATTTTAATTAATTTAAGGCAAAAAAAAGGGCCAATTAAGGCCCTTTAAATTGTAATACTGAG